GGGGTCGGCATGGACACGATGCGGTGGGGTGGTAGTGCTGACGATGCGTTGGATCGTGTTGCCCGTTCCCAGTTCGATTACGGCGAGTTGACCGGCTTTGAGCAGTTGGCGATGCGGCGTGCCGTACCGTTCTACGTGTGGACTCGTAAGAATGTGCCGTACCAGTTCTCCAAGTTGGCATCCAATCCGGCTGCATATAATCGTGCGATGGCTGTGAAGAAGAACATGGAGTACGGGACGGAGGACAGGGGGCTGGTTCCGGATTGGTTTGTGGAACCGTTCGGGATCCGTACACCGTGGTCGTACGTTGGGGCACGCATTTATGCGGTGCCTGACATGCCGTTCCTTGACCTGTACCGGTATGACCCGACGAGAACAATGGAGGGTGATCCGTTCTTCGGGATTAATGAGACGTGGAAGAATCTGCTGTGGCAGGGAACCCCTATTGTGAAGACACCGTTGGAGGCGATCTTTGGGCAGCAGATGGCTACCGGGTATGCGTTCAAGGGTGACTGGCAGCGTATGCCTGCCATATTGGAAAACACTTTAGGTTTGGTTCCCGGGTTGGACAACCTTGGGATTCTCCGTACACGCGGCGGGAAGCGTGAGATACAGGACCACATGCTGTATTTTATAATGAATACTCTTCCGCAGTTGTCGGTGGCGCGCAGGCTCGTTCCTTCTGAGGAGCGTTACCAGCGGAGGCTGTTTGAAACACTGTTCAGCACCATGTTGGGGTTGGGTTTGCAGCGGCAGACGCCGGACGTGAAAGAGCGGTGGCGGAACAGGCTGGAATACCAGTTGCGGCAGCGGGAACGAAACGAACCATCTGGCGGTCTGACATCCGGCGGTGGCTTCGGCTAGGGTTATCCTAGGATAATCGGGACAAACGAGGCTTTACAGTGATGCTTTATCTATCCAGAACACAGTGGGGTGCGCAGCCACCGAAGGGTGGCGCGTTCACCCGGTTGAACCGGTGGCGTGTAACCGGTGTTGTCGTGCACCATTCCGGTGTGGAACGCCCACCGCGTGGCGTTGAGGCGGTACGTGCGTATGAGCGGCACCATTTGTCGAAGGGTTGGGATGGCATCGCCTACAATTGGCTTGTGGATGAAACGGGGACGATCTTTGAAGGACGAGGCTGGGATGCACGCGGAGGGGCCACCAAAGGATGGAACGCAAAGTCCATCTCCATCTGCTACACGGGTTACGGGTACCGGCAGCCTAATGGTAATGTTCTTAAGTCGTTCCAGACGTTAGTTGAGGAGGCGGAGGCCCGTTTCAAGAAGCCTCTGTGGGTGACTACGCATCGTCGGAAGAGTCAGACGACGTGTCCGGGTGACTGGTTGGGGGATTGGGTGGAGGGCGGTATGCAGTCCACGTTTATTCCTGATGTCACCGATTGGGATGCGATCATACGGTACGTACAGGATTTGAAGCGGCAGGTGACGGTGAAGCCGTTGCGGCGGGGGGCGCGCGGGCAGGCGGTGCGTGTCGTGCAGGGCCATTTGAATCATCGCGGTTTTGATGCCGGGGTGGTGGATGGAATCTTTGGCCGTCGCACTAAGGCGGCGGTGGGAAAGTTTCAGGAATCGCAGGGGTTTCTGAAGGCAAATGGGGTGGTGGACGGTGACACGTTCAGCGCTTTGTTCTTACAGTAAGGAAGGTTATGCCAAAGGGTGAAGGTTATGGAACGTTTGAAGACACGTTCGGGTCGCAGGACGATCAGCCATACAATTCTACGTCGTCGTTCAACATGTGGGATATGAGCCAGAAGGCTAAGAAGGCTGCAACGTATTTGCGGAACACCAAGTTGGGGAATGCCGCTTATGGTGGCCGTCCCTTCGGGAAGTAGGCGTCATGCACAGGGATGGTTCAACACCGAAGAAGGTTAAGGCCGGACAGGTTTTGGTCACCAGTGTGGTGCGGGGTGACGGCATTGGTTCTGTCGGGTCACCGTCGAAGGCTGGTGCCCGCAAGGCTTTGAGGGATTGACGATGGTTGGTAAGAAGAGGCCACGTCGCCCCGGGTACTGATCATGCCTTTGAAGCGGGGCAAGGATCAGGCTACTATTGGACGCAATATCGGCAAGTTGATTTCTGAGGGTTACGCTAGGGATCAGGCGTCGGCTATCGCGTACGATTATTCCAAACGGTCTAACAAGGGGAAGAAGAAGTGAGCAACATGTTGGAACGGGCGGCATGGACTTTCGCCCAAGCGTTCTTAGCGGTGTTTATCATATCCGATTTGGCGTCAGCCAAGACGGCTCTGGTCGCGGCTGCTGCTGCGGCTCTCAGTGTCGTTAAGACTTACGCTCAGGATCGTGTAACGGGGTAGTCATGGACCATTTCCACGACTGGAAGACACCCGAACGAATCAACGGTCCCAACTTCTGGCCTCCTGAGTGGGAATGGAAGTACTGTACCAGTTGTGGAGAGCATCGCAGGTTGACTGATAATGGATGATGCCGACCTTGATGCGCGGTGGGAGCGTTTCATAAACGAACAGGGGCGTACCGTAGAGAAAGAAATCTACGATGCGTTGCAGGAGGACGCCCACCTGTTTGACACCATGGACGGCACCCACGCCAAGTGGGCTAACGATGGGCTGCTCGGTTTGCTACTCGTGTTCAACGAGGATGAGGCTGAAATGTTGTTGGCGGCGTTTCACGCCAGCCTTGATGGTGTTGAGGACGCCACGTACGCTTGGGGTGTGTGGATTACTTCCCTGATGGGGATGATCCGTCAATGCATGACTAGCGTTCCGGAAGACAACTAGGTCCGTATCCAGTTTTGTACTTTAGGGTTGGCTGCAAGTTTGATCACGAGTTGTTGCCGTATCTTGTCTCGCCGTCGGGCCAGCGACGTTTTCGGTATGCCCAGTACGTAACCTAGTTTACGTAGAGAGTTTCCCTGCACCAGTAGTTGTTCAATAATGTATTTGTCTTCGGGTGACAGTGAGTCGATGGCGGCCCCTACGGCTTCTTTCAACTCTAGGGTGCTGACGATGGAGGGGATGCTGACGCACCATTCGGCTCCGGGTGCCAACTGCATCAGGACTTCCAAATCTGTTAATGATCTGGTAGTCATCTGTGGCTGTCGATGATTTGCGACACGAAGGTATTCGATTTGGTTGGGGGGGTACGGGAATTCTCTTACGTTGGGCATTGCGCATCCAAGGTAGCCTAGTGTTGTGGCTGCTTGGCTGCTGAACTAACCCTTCCAGTCTACCACAGACGTGAGGTGTTCTTCGGCTATTAGCCGGGTTCCTTCCGGATCATACCCGGAGGGTTCTCCAATCTTCCACGCCCTGTCATGGTTGATCCACCCTAAGATTTGTACGGTGCGGAACTCGGGGGCGACGGGTTGTACAACAAACAGGATCAGTTTGTTGCCTAGTTGCCGTTTGCGTACGGCAGCGTTGGTGCTTGTCCGTACACGCCTGACTTCAATGTTTGTGCCCACGTCTGGGATGTGCTTGTAGTCTTTGTGTACCGATTTGTGCCAGACGTGCCCGGACCAGTACTGGTTGATGGCTTTCGCTACTGCTAGTTCACCAACGCATGCTGCGACCTGTGCGGTGCGGTCGTCTTCCATTCGTTTCTTGTCGTAGTGGGGGGCGTCGCGTTTGCCCCAGTTTTCTATAAACCGTCGGGCGCCGACGTGGGATGCCCATTCGTATTCCCATGCTTCTAGTTCAATCAGGATCAAGGGAGTCTACTTTCACGGCGAGTATGCGGACGACCTGCCCGTCGTCAATCCACGCTACACCATTCAGGGCATCCAAGGTGAGTTTCACGTAGTTGTCCAAGTCTCCTCTGAGGGTGCGTGCGTCGTGGGGGGATTCTTGAACGGTCAGTAGTGTCTCGGTCGGGGTGTATGCGAGGTGTACCTCTACTGGTCCTTCAAACAGGGTTCCTTTCGCGTGCCGCCATGCGGCCGCTATTTCTTTCTCCTCGTCAAGTGTCCCTTTCGGTGTGAAAACCTGCCCCCTCTTGTTATGCCGGGGGCGTGCTTTCACTTTGGGGCGGCGACTGATTTTCACGGAGAAACTTTTCACTATCGGACCATGCTTTCTTGTGGGCTGCGCTTAATAGGGTGTCTAGGAGGGCGCCACCGTCAGGCCGTTTAGCGTATTTGCCTCCCCAGTCGCCGTCGGCTTCTCTGAGTTCTTTGGCAATGTCGCCGTCTCTGTATCCTTGACGGATCATGTGGCATGCGAGGCTGAACAGTGTGCCGGAGCGGTCCCCGTGGGGTTTGTCCGATGTGATGCGGGGGCCGTTGCGGCGGATTGCTTCCGCCGCACCAGTCAACCTGCTGCCGGTGTAACTGTATGAGGCGCGTCGTACCGGTGCCGGTTCGTTCCCCTTGTACAGTGCGACTGCTGCCTTCCACCGTTTCTCGGTGATCCGTGTCTGTAACGCTTCTGCAACGAATGTGTCTGCGAGGGGGATCTGCGAGTAGATGGCTTTCGGGTTGAGCATTTCGTTCTGTCCGGGTTCACGCAACGCCGGGTACGGGAGACGCATCCCGTTACCTATCTTCTTCCCAACGAGCGATACCTGTTTCGGGTTGACTTCTTTGGTGGGGGCACCCACCACGTTGCATACACCAATCAGGCCGTCCCGTACTGTTCGCGCAGCGAGTGGTTCGGTGAAGAACACCCACAGGTGGAAGCCTTTGGATCGGGAGCGTTCCACCCAGCCGACGATACCTATCTGGGCGAGTACTTCGTGTACGTTCCGGGCGTGAACGAGGGACTCTTCACGACCCTCATCCCAGTCCACACACCCCCACCACACTGTGAAGCCCTCTAAGGCCCCTTCCGGGCCGTGTGCCTCCATGAGAGGATACACGCCTATACCTTCTCCATCTTTGGACAGGTGGCCCTCTACGGCCCTCAGATAGGCCTCTCCGGTGGCAGCGTAAAAAGACCCGTCAGGGTTCTCCATCGGGTAGAAGCCACCCCCGGACAGAGACTGCGCCATGCTGCCCCCCTGAAAGAGAGAAGCGAAGCCGCTAACCGTGTCTGCTGCAGGAGTTCTGTCCATAATGTTTACGTACGGGTCGTATCCGGTATCAATTCTTCATGGTAGGGGTGAACGTGACCACACACCGGATCCATATAGTAGGTTTGATCCAGCACCTTAGCGGTACGCTTGTTCTTGCACAAGTTCAGGTTGATACTGTTCTCATGGTACTGTGTCTCCCAGTGGGACAGATCGTTACGGTCCTTCTTACGGTACACCTCCAACACGAAGATCGCTTCATGTTCACCACCGTACCGGCCACCGTACAAGCCTGCTGCATGACCGGGTGGTGAACTACCTCTACCTGACTGGTGTACCAGCCCCAACGGGACACGCTGATCTTTCGCCCACCGTTTCACAGCCTGCGCCTTACCGGTGACACCGGCAGCGTCAGCGTCACCGCCCGGCAGCAGTTCCAGATAGTCGATCATGCAAAAGTTCGGGTCGCATCCCCACCACGCCCGTGCCTCATCAAGAACGCGGGCCATCTCGTCAAGATGTATTGCCTCGTCAACTATCGCTACACGGGACAGTTCCTGTGTCGCGGCACGTTCCAGATCCGACAAGGTGTCCTTGTCTCCCGCCTTGATGGCATCTTCCACATCCTCAGAGGAACGACCTTTCAGGAGGCAGAACATTTTCATCAACACGAGTTCGCGTGGCTCATCCAACGAGAAGATGACTGCATGTGTGTCATGGTGGTTGACTAGGTTCCATACGATGCTGTTCAGCAGGATCTGCGACTTGCCGGTGTGGGATCTGCCCAGAATCATCATCACTTCACCCCGGCCGATGCCACGGGTGGCGAGATCAAACTCTGGGAAACCCAGATACCAGCGTTCCGTGGGGTTCTGAATGAACCCCACGAGACTGTCAACAACTGTGCTGGTGAGCGGAAACCGTTTAGGTCCCTTAGGTGTGTCGATCACCTCTGGGAGAGGCTCACCTTCACCTGATCGGGCTATCGCATCAGCCAAACGTAAAGCCACTTCCCCTTCGGAAAGTAAGGTTGCCATCAGATTATCCTAAGATAATTCTAGCGGGACACCTTCTGACTGATCTGATTACCGATCTCCG